ATCTATACGCAGCCTAGTCACTTCTTCAGAATACTTAGTTTTTTCATTCGCCAATTTACCGATTTCTGCATCTAAGTCAGAGAGACCTTTTCTCTTAGCCTTGATGGCAATTAAAATTTCGTCTAGGACTTCTTCTTTATTCTCTTTGCTCTTTGCCATTGATATTATAACTCGCTTGTTTTAATTATCCCGTAAGCTATGGTTATACCTGCATTCGTGCACTCTACCTTCACTTCATCACCTGCTTGAAAATTACATTCGCCTGTCGGCCTGAAAATAAGGTCTTGTTCTCCGACTAAGCTCCTCTTTAGTAGAACGTGGTCGTAATTCGCTCCTGCTGCAGAGTCTCTAGTCACCGTAACGGTCTCTGTAGTTAAACCAGAAAAGTGAATGCTTACTTCTTCTAGTTTGAACTTTCTGCCAATGCTGGTTGTGTAAGAAAGTGCTCCAGCCGCCAAGTCCTGAGTGAATGTCAAGTCTTTTCTGATAAAATATCCTGTTCTCATATTTTACTTCCTCCTTTAGTTACTAGTATCATATCCCTCTATTATTGCGGCACCGTCTGAATTAGCGGCTCCGCCGGTAGCGTATACGGCAAGCCATCCACCTTTAGGCAATTTTATATGTGGTAATGGGTGATATATTGAACTGAGGACATTAGTCAATGCTATGGTATCTAGCGTAGCGAACCCTGAAGTAGGTGCCAAGCATTTAGAATCATCTGCATACCATACCAAATCAAAAAGAACTGACCCAGTCGTAGAGGTTACTGCAGCACCCCATCCGGTAACATAGCTATCTTTCTGGCCGTTGAAATGCTGGACGATTATTGCATTAAGTCCTCCTGCAGGAATTGAAATAATAAATGTATCTCCTGTCGCCCTTCTTATCGTTATAGTTCCTGCACAAGGAATATCCGTGCTGACCTGGTCTATATACCTGAATGTTGTAGAGCTTGTCATAACGGTTGTTCCGTCCGTAGTGTCAAGTGCTATTGCTTCTATTACCAGTTTACCATTACTATCTATGCCTTTAACCGTTATCGTTTGGGTAATGTCCGCAGCATTTGAACTTAATACTTCAATCTTATCTTCTGCAGCCAGCTGTGCATAAGTAGTATCTAATTCAGTGATGAGTTGTGCGGTCGCATCAATGTCATCATCCGCACCGTAAATACTCCACCCGATGACTTCGCCCGGCTTATCTCTATGGAAAACTGCATCTTGTGCAAAGGCTTGGAATGGCAAAACTAATAACGCCGATATCAAAATCAATTTCCTTAACATTTTACTTCCTCCCTTTTGGTTAATAGTCCAATTACGACAAGTGTATAAAATATGATTGCTCCGTTCTGGAGACAGAATATTCCACCGGCAGATATTGCTATACATAAGAAGCTAGTGAATAGATGAGCACCTAATTTATCTAATGGGAAACATTGTTTAACAAAGAAAAACAAGGCCATCAAGAATAGTCCTATGCCAATTATTCCTACATTGTAAAGCAATTCAAGATAGTCATTATGTGCTTCTGCGAAAGACTCTCCTGGACAAATATTCTTGTGCTCCGTATGGAATATATATCTAAAACTACCAAGACCGTAGCCAGTCAAAGCATAACTCTGAGTTTTATTTTTAGCCAATACTTTAGGTGTAATCACGTCCTTGATTGTTTTATTCCATACTTCGAATCTATAGTTATCTTGCACAAGCGATTTAATCTTAGGCGACTTGAAATAACCTATCGATAAAGTTAAAGATGCCACTATAAATAGAACTGTCATTAAGAATGCCAGATATTTACTTTTCGTTCCTAATAAAAACATTAATGAAACAATTAATGCGCCATAGGCCACTTGACTATTACATAAAAAAACCGCTGCTATTAGAATAACCGCTTGGATATATTTTTTCTGATATAATGCTAATGGCACAATCATTCCAAGAAAAGGTGCAAGAATTACTCTGTTCCCTAGCGTCCCCGCCACCTTGTCCATCTGAGAATTATTTCGTGTCTGCCAGAATTGGTCCAATCCGAACCATTGAATGAATGCGTAAAGTGCCATAACCGTTCCTACCCAAACCATCACATTCAGTATCACAGTCTTGTCTTTTTCTGTGAAAGTATAAGAACAAAGTGCCGCGTGAGCTATAAAGAAGATAATAAAGATGAGGTATGCTTGAATGAGCCAGAATGAGCCTATCGGCAGGCCAAACATAAGAACGTTCAATTTAGGTGTTGCAAGGTAGTTGAGAGGAATATATGAAAGGAATAACATCAACCATACATTTCTATATGGCTTGAAATAGCCCTTGTAGAATACAAATAAGCCCAGGACAAGCGAAAATATCAATGCTAAGAATAGCTTGGGTTGACGCGTGTCAAGTCCAGGCCATACAAAGAATGGTATAATCGCAAGCCCTGAGCTTATAAGTAATGTCAGCATTGGACTTTATGCTCCTCCATCAGTCCAAGTGCCAAACATACTTCTTACCGCCCAATAGAAGGCTTTATAGCAGGTAAGCGTTACAGAATCTCCTGTTGCACTGGTGGAAACCACTTTATCACCAGCATCCAATGTCAGATACATAATGGTATCTGCATCTGCCGGATTAATTGTAATTGGCGCAATATTTCCCTGAACAAAAGTATATTCTAATCCTACAGTCGCAGTCGGTAAATTGAACGTTGCACCTGTCCAAGGATTGACACCATCGTATACAATTACTTTACCAGAATCGGCGGTTACAAATGTATCGGCCGCTATAACTTTCTCGTAAAGCACCTGCTGGGAAGCACCTGAAAGCGGAATCATAGCCCCGGTCGAGTCTATCTTCCAGCTTCCATCGTTATATTTGTCCGTAGCCGCATATGAATAACTGGCAAACAACCCAATTATTACTGCCAGCAACAGGACTTTAAACACTTTTTTCATCACTGTATCCTCCTGTGTTTGACGAGACTGGATTTCTCCAGTCCCGCCAGATTGTCCTGTTTATAGACCTGTGCTTGCAAAGCCACATCTCCAATCACTTGCGCCACAGTCATTCAACATTCTGCCTTTGAACCAATACCTTTCTAACTGCTCGTCAATCCAGGCTGAGAATGACGGCTTGGCCGACCAAATAATCTTGAGCATATTCATAGGTTTGAATATGATATACCAAGCTGTATCTGAACCACCCATATCTGCGGACAGATATCTCCACTCTATCGGAGTATATTTGCCAGCGAACCTGTTGATATTCCTCAAGGTTGTCCCTGGTTGTTCAAGTGCCCTGTCAGAAAGAACTCTCTCTACCGTCCCTCTTAATGCAGGTGCGAAGACGATAATCGGATTCTCAATTACAGGAATCGGGATACCTTTCGGGTCTTTGAAATTTGAAGCTATCTGTGTTTCAGCTGTCTCAAGGTTGTCGTGAGAAAAAGCGCCGCTAAGAAGATTGTCATAGTATGTGGTGGCTTCTTCTACATTCTTTGGATGGCTATTTCCCCAAAGATAATCACCATCAGGACAGGCTGTAGTAAATCCACCGTATAAAATGGACGCGGTGTCTTTCTCTACCTTCGCTCTTGCCCCTCTACCCATCGAACGTGCTTCGCCTTCTTTTTTCAGGAGAGCATATTCATCCTGGTCAACTGCTTCAAACGTCGCGTAAAACTTCTTCCAGAATTTGGTCTGAGTATAGGTCTTCGGATACCCTAAGACTACCGACTCAACGCCACCATCGGCATCTTCATTTGCATCAACCCATTCTCCTAATCCCGAAAGACCGTCCACTTTGTATTCCTTCGTGGAATCGTCAATTACCTGGAATAACTGTGGATGGACTTGGGTCAACTCGCCGTATTCCTGGAGCATAAACTCGTCGTATATCGGCGTATATAATTGTGCAACTTCAGCTCTTGTCATTTGTAATTACCTCCTGTTTTTAATAATATTCATTTAGAGCTCACCTATCTTTTACGGAGCTTGTGTTCCGGTTACGACGAAGTGGCCTATCGCATAGCCATAAGGATTCGCTACAATGGCCGCTGCGGACACGTCAATTTCGTCAATGAAAAACCCAATACCTTCGGTTACGGTATCACTGATGTCAATATCATCGTTAGCATTAAGGTCTACTATCGTCCCTACAGCAGATTGCGTAATTAAAGCATTCGCAGCAACTGGGACAATATATTGGGTATTTGTGTCCAATGGATAATACTCGCAATCACCGCCAGATGCACAATCTGCAGCAGCAATCCCTAAACCTGTGGCCGCAAAAGTTACACCTGCGTTCGTTGCATAGCCGCTACCATCATCCTCGACATAGTCGCCTTTGACAATGGTAACTGCCGCAGCTGTAAGATGCCTTCTTGCTGGCGGCTCACTTAACGGAATGAACCCGTTAGCAAAATAAACGTTCGTTTTTGCCATCTAAATTACCTCCTTGATTAATATTGATTAAGGTCTAACTTAATTGTGTTAGGAACAGCGTATTTTTCTAAAGCTTTATGTTCCCATCCACAGTCAGGACATACATCAGGTGCCTCTTCGGATTTAAGGTGATAGATTTTCGAACTGCATTGTCCACAGATGTAGAAATTCTGCTCGTCATCTTTCGTTCTTATTCCCATTAGACATTAACTCCTGATATCCCTGCTCTACGCTCGATACTTGCTTTTAATTTCTCTGGAGAAATCCCTGCCTTCCTTGCAACCTCTTCCTGCTTGAGTTGAAACTCGGTCTTCTTTTCTGGAGGCTTAGGCTTGTCACCCGGCCTGGAAGAACCAAGTGTCTCATCAACCCCTTTGAGCCTTGCAATCTCGGCTTCCTTCGCTTCAAGGTCTGCTTTAAGCTTTTCAAGTTCAGATGGTTCGTCATCCTTCTTTGAAGGTGGTTCTTTTTGCAGGCGCTTTTCCATTTCAGCAGCAACGAGTTCTGGGCCATTCTCCTTCATCAGATACTTTTCAGGGTCTTCTTTAACTATCTCTGCACAAAGACGGAACTTCTCATTCTCTTTGCTAAGAGTAGCTTGTATTTCATCACTAGACTTCCCTGCATCTTTCAGTTCTTTTTCTCTTTTAGCTGTATCTAATTCTGGGTGTTTGACCAATACCCGTTTATTAGACTCTTCTTGCTTGGTCATAAAATCCTTGACAAACTTGTCCTTTTTCTGGGCATTGATATCTGCCATACGCTCCCTAGAACGGCGCAAACTCCGTTCGGTCATCCATTCCTGTGCCGAAACCATATCCTCTAAGAGCCAGTCTTCCAATTCTTCTTTAGACATCTCTCTGCGTTCCTCTTTGGCCTTAGATTTATCTTCATCAAGATATTTCTTCAGCCTTTCCTCTTCTTTCGTCTTAAGAAGTTTTTGCTCTTCAGGTATGTTCTTTTCAGCCTCGATTTTGCTTTTCTCTTTCTTGAGATTGTCTATTTCGGTTTGTAACTTCGCAGCTTCTTCTTTCAGCTTCGGGTTAGTATCCTCAAGGGACTTTTTCTCAGAGATAAGCTTGTCGATTTCCGATTGGATTTCCTGTTTGCGTTTGTTTACCTTGTCCTCGGGTGCAAGTTTCTTATCAAGAATTTCCTGCTTACGAGTCTTTTCATCTGCACTTAATTCTTCTTCCTTCTTAGAAAGTAACTCCTCATCTTTCTTAGCTTGCTCTTCAGCCTTGGCGATAAGGGCTTTCTCTTCTTCGGTCTTTGGTTCTTCGGATGACGGGTCCGAGGCAGCACCTTTTGTTTCTGCCTTTTTCTTGTTTATCGTCTCTAGCGTTTCCTTTGCTATCTGTTCTGGTGTCTTCTTTTCCATTTTTCTCCTTTACTACCATCAGTTCTCAAAGGCGAACTGAAGAAGCCTATATTTTTAGTTACTTAATCTCTTTTGGTTTTTTTGTGGCCTTCTTTTCACTCTCTTCTTTATCAAGTCCAGCCTTATAGCCTTTAACTTTTAATTCCTGTTCTCTTAATCTTCTTTGCTTTTCGACATATTCAGCCTTCGATAGGTGTATATTCTCTGGGTCATTAGGCGCTATTCTTTCCGGAATCGGGTCTTTCTTTTTTGAGGTAATACCTGCCATCTTATTGCTCCTTTCGTAAAGTTTCTAGTTTAGATTTCACCAACTGTAAAGTTTTATCTATATCATCCAGCTTAGATAGTTCACCATAAGCTTCGACTAATTTTTGTTCTCTTACGTATCTATTCACCTCCTTCTGTAAGAAATCTTTACGTTGTTTCAAAAGCTTAACGTATTCTAACCATTGTTCGGAGTTAACGAGCAGTGTTAGGTTATCTAGTTCCTCTCTCGGGTCAGGCATTTTCCACTCCTTCCATTCCAGGGACTATTGTTTGACCTGGTGCTGATTGACCAGGCTGTCCTGGCATAGGTTGTTGTGCACCTGGTAAAGGTTGTTCAGGTTGTTTCGGTTGCCCCTTTAACATTTCATTCTGCATAACTGCATTGGCTGCTATCGTATTTGCCATCTTCTCTTGTTGCATATTTTTCATAAACATAAAGTAATTGATGATTGTTTTGAAAAGGTGTGCATTGAAGTTAGGTCTATATTCTTCATCTAGCTCGTTGAACTTCTCCTCTTTCTGCTTCATATGTCCCATAAAGTGATGATATGCAAGCATTGTCTGGCCTTCTGGCGGGTCAAAATCATCTCCTTGCTGGAATCTTTCCCATTCATTATCTACTTCTAAGAGGTCACCTACTTCGCCCTTTGGTTCTTTACCTATCCATCTCTCAAGTTCTGATTGAGATAATCCTAACATTTCTTTAAGTGTATCAGCAGTAAGGTTATAATTCCCTCTAGGATTAACTTGAGGATTCGTCCACATACTCTGTTGCAAGGCACCGAATGCCCACATCTGTAGTTGCTTCTTAAGTGCCTTTGAACCAGAAACTACATCGGGAGTTAATTGGACTTGTGACTGGCCACGCAATGTCTCTATTGATAGGTTTCTAAACAACGGCTTTCCATCCGAACCCAAAATACGTTCACCTAAACTTGGTGGTGCCCAATCTTGATACATCTCGAATAACATCGAAAGTGAATCGGCAATATCTCCTATGATTCTATTTACCCATAACCCGAACCGTGTATCTGAATTTTGCTCTATAAGTAAATCTTGACCAAGTGTAGGGCTCTTATTACTCCTAGATTGAAAATATGATGCCGCGCCTGTAAGCCTTTCTAAGACCTCAAACAGGATACGAATATCTGATTCTGCCCAAGCCATTGAACGAGATAGGTTCGGAAAATAAACGCTCCTCTGGGGTTCTCCTCCTACTGGATATGATATACCTGGCTCCAATTCGAACGTCTGTTGCTGATAACCTTCCTCAGGATTATGGAATCCGAATGGACAGTTTGTAACATACTGAAAATCACTTTTCTGGTTGAATACATTGTTAACTGCATTGACAATAGGCGCAATCAAGGTCATCAATGACTTACCTCTGATACAGCCTGGTTTCCTGATTAACGCGCCGCCCCTAAAAGGAACTTTACCAGAACGAGTAATCTTACGTAATGGCTTACCTGCTAATAGTGTTCGCCTTACTGGGTCAACCGTGAAGCGATACTTCTCTGTTTTCTTGCCTATCTTGTAATCACCATACCATTCATACAGGCTGATAGGAATATTGCGGATGTCGGCATCACTCATCGTTTCAATTTGAATACCTAACTCTTTAAGCTTCTCTTCACCTAGCCTGCTCTTTTCTCCGTCATAAGAGGATTGCTTGAGCCCCTTAATATAATTCTCATCCACATTTCTATAGATATTTCTATCGCCAGCATCAATAACGTCTTGGCCTGTCATATGTAAAACGTGGATGAAAGAAGGCAGTTCTTGTATGTCTTTACCGTAAGTCGGAAGCAATAAGTCATCAATATCTGCTATATTCTCTAGAATACCTTTCTCAAAGCGCATATGTTCCGTCTTGATATCAAACCGGATAGTCTTGCCGTTCTTATCTTTGACAGGGATGCGTTTATCCACCCAGTCATACCATACTTCCCATCGTGCCTTGAATACTGAGAAGCCTAATACAATCCTGTTATGGATAAAGTCATCTATCTCAGGAGCAACATTGCAATGATTCTTCCCTACAATTACCTTCATAAACTTCTCTTGATTGTTACGGTTATCTATATCGTCAAGCTCCGTAGCCTGGAAATTAATTGAATCAGGGTTCCAGCAAGTTGCCAGCAATGTTGCCTGATATGAATCCGCTACTGCAGGAGCAAGACCTAAGTTCCTATCGGATTGCCACGCTTTCTTAGTAAGATTTTCTAGTTCGGACGGCTTGGCCATATCATAGTGCTTAAGGTCAAGTTCCTTCTGTGCTACCCATTCTTGCATATTCTCTTTGTAAAGCTCACCATCTTTGATGACCATATCAACTATCTTCTGTGAGATTTCTGGAGAAAATATATCAGATTCCAATTCAGGCTCTACGCGTGGAACAACCTTATCTTTCTGGTTCTGAGGATTCTTGATATCTTTAGGCACTAGCGAACTCCTTCTTTTCTAATCCTGTCTGCAATTTCTTTTCCTTTACTGCGAGCTCCCTCTACCTTCTCATCACTGTCGTCAATGAATACCGAAATAACGTCAAAGCCGCAGGACTTCCGCGTATTGCTTCCCTCATGCGTTTCCTTCGAGGACATCCTTATCTTCGCGGTCAATTCCTTTCCTATGTCGAGCTTCATAAGTTCCCCAGGAGCATTCTCGTAGATACTAAAAGACGGATAACTTTCTTTTGGTGTCTGTGCTGGTACTTCCTTACCGGTTTCTTTAACAATCTTCTTCAAACTAATTTCTTTCATCACCACTCCTTTTCTTTCTTGATTCTCTCTGCCAGAACCTCGGCTTGCTTTCTGATAGCGATAATCTTGGGATTCGCTGTAACCTCGACATTTCTTCTAAATCCTCTGTGAGATAGTACCGGACCGACTTTCTTCTTCATCTCTTCTTCGTCTCCACTGTGCGGTGCATCTCACCGGCGTAGGACTTCCCTCTGATGAAGCAGATATGGATATAGCCGCCTTTTACTTTCTTAGTTCTCACGCGGCCACCATCTCTAACACATTTCTCAAAAGCCTCTGGCATTCTATATCTTCCTTCTCCTAGCAAAGTCGAACATACTACCCTTGGCAGGAATAATTTTATTCTGTTGTTCTTGTTTCTGAATCTCTATCATATTCAAAACGTTCATAATTCTACGATTAAGTTCACACCAAGCCAAGTTAAGTTCTTGTTCAGAGCCTTGAATAAGATATTCTTGACCTCTCGCACTTCTTCTAACACATACGACAACTTGACTGTCCTCCGTGAACTTATCCGGGTTTTCTTGATACCTCTTAAGCCTATCAGAAGCTATCTGTTCAGGCGTCCTTATCTCTTTCTTACCATTATCACCATTTTCCATACTCACCCCCTATACCAAACTTAATGTTCTTGCATTGTAACACTCGATTTGTTGCGTTATCTTCTAAAACTAGTATAACACATCTATTCTTCCGAGAATCGAAGTTAAACACTGTTATCTTCACCTCTGAGTTGCTTAAAAATTAACTTTATATTTCTGTATGCTTTCCCAGGCCGCTTGTATACTTTGTGATTCTTACTGCCCTTAATATGTCTTCGGTGCGTGGACATTGAACTCCTTTAAGCCTGAAATATATCTTGGATTACTCATCCAGAAATACCTATCAAGGTCGCAAAAGTCTTTATACTTTTCCTGCACACCTGCCTTATCTCTCACATCGCCATCTGCAGTCATAATATCTTTACGAGAATACCTTGAAAGGTGTTTGATAGAATTCTGGCAGTTATCGGTGATGAAATACTTCGGCTGCATAACTATCTCTTTGTCTTTTACTTCGTAATGAAGAACTTCCCTTACTTTCAAATGCCCTGATTCAATATGGTCAATACCATCTACAAACTTAAGACCACGTTTCTTGAGCTCTTCTTTAGGAGTTGTATGTGCTTTACTATCTACCCTTTCAACTAGCTGGACTGTCTTATTGCCAAAGTTAGGGTCAATGATACGCTTATAGACTTGTTCACCATAGATATCGAATAATGCGTCTTCTTTCTCACGAATAATGGCTACATACTCGTCATAGGTCTTATCGTCCGAAATCATTTCATTGAAGTCGCGGTTAGGATACTCATCAATACAATAAGCCGTTTCTGTTGAATGAACGATAATCCATTTCATTGCCCAAGGCTTTCTATCGTGAGGGTCAAGAATATGATACAGGATTACATCTTTCTGTGGAGCATTTTCGAAGGGAATTACGTGGATATTACGATTAAAGGCGGGATAAATCTTACCAGAAAGATTGACTGGGATGCCGTGAATCCTTGACTTAATCTCATCCCTGGTCATAAACTTTAATTCTGCTCTTACCCTGTCTTGGTCTAGATAGGGATTATCAATAGTCCAGAGCATATAGAACTTAATGCCATTTTTCTCGGTGATAATAGGTAGGTCCTCATTCAAGATATCGCTATGCCTTGTTGCTACTACATCACAATTCTCAAAGATATCGCCGATTAAATCCGTAACGCCCTTGATAGACGTCATTGAAATAATCATCTCACCATTCCTATCAAGTAACCTCATACGTTGTTCTTTATAGATATCGTGCGGAGGTTCCTCGTCATTCCAGATAATATCAATATCATCTTGTGCAAATGACATAACACCCTGGTCATATGACTTGAAGGTGATAAGTGTTTTGCTCTTTAAGCGGAGTTTTCTATTAGTGAATCCGTTAATCTCATCATAATGGCCATAATCTATTTGATTCTTAGGAACTAATCCCCAGATTTTTCTCTGCTGGATTGCCACGGAATCCTGAAAAGTTTCAGCACAAGCCCATATACGTAGCTTTTTCTGTAAGCCCTTTGTAAGGATGTACTCTGCCACTTCTTCTGTTTTACCTGACCTATTGCCGCCGAATAAATTTTTTTCTGTAGCAATATCATTATGGAAGGCTTGCTGCTGCGGAAGGTGTTCGTAAAAAGACAAAGGGTTTATCTTCCTGCGGTGTTCCAGCTCTATGACAATATCGTTTAATTCTTGTCTTTCTACCTCAGTTAATATTGATTCTTGGGATTCTGTTGATGATAACATTTGCCCTTTCCTTAAGCTGTTGGACAGAAAGATTCTCCAACCTTTCAATCGTCGATTCTCCAATTTCGTGGAGGAGCTCTTGTCTGTTCTTCCAAGATTCAGGCATTTTATTTGTTAAAAAGAAAATATATGCCAGTGTATCTGCCTTTCCTGAAAGCAATTTCTGGTAAAACGCATTTTCAACGATATGGATATTTGACTCTTTGATTTCATTGAATGCTTTTTCAAGTTCTTTATCTTCTGACAGCCATCTCCTGAATGTTAAATAGGTTACGCCGGCAAATTCGCAAGCTTTGCAAATGCCGGCGCCATTTTGTAATGATTGGAAAATTGCGTTGATAATTTCTGGAGATTTTTTGTATAATTTCTTGGCAAGCTTTCCATCAAATAATCGTAATGCTTCTTTATCCTTCGGGCTGCACAATATCTTTATTTTTTCGCATAATTCATTATCAAGCTTCATCCAATTGGCAAGGACGAAATAGTCTATCTCACAATCTCTGCAGGCAAGCAGAATGTCACTATGCTTTTCTAAAGCTTTAAAAAGCCCTTTTATTTTATTTTCCTTATGTTTTTTAAATAAATCCTTATTCTTCATCTGGTAAATATACCAATATTTTTAATTTATCAGGGACCTTAGAAAATAATTTTTTATCAAGATAAATCGTTGATAATATATCCGAAGATTTATAATTAAATTTATAAAATCGTTCTGTCTCCTTCAAAAATGAAAGCTCAAATATTCTTTCCATTTGTCCTTTTTATTTTTATCCCATTTTAATTATATCAAAAAAAGAGGTGGAAGTAAACAAAAATTTTTATTGCAAAGAAATTTTAATCATCATTTTGATTGCAGATTGATTTGATATTGTGCCAGGACACTTGAGGGACATTATGAAATCAGGATGATAGAATCTTCATTTTTATGATAGTAATTAAACCTCGATTGTCCAGGATGAACGAGGCAATATCCTCAATGTCACAGGCCAAGTGCATTCTATCAAGTCCTGGAAATATTGATGTTGTTTTTAATTATAATAATAAATAAATACTTTTGCTTTTGCATTTTTACAACTATTAAAAATTTTATTAACTGCTTACTATTTGCTGCTTACTGTTTACTGCTTCTTTTTAAACTGCACGGATGTCCAAATCCCAGGGCACTTTTTTTATGATTTTTTGATTACTGTTCCAAAGAAAATTTTGATAAAAATTTCTGGTCTAGAACCTTATTTATTTATTTATTTATTTATTTATAGATGACTAGCATATACATACCATATGTCCTCCCCTTTCCCTATCTTCATCTCTCCCTTAGTCCCAATGAAATTTATTAATTAAACTTAAAAAATGAGCTTTATAAAGTAGTTAAGTGAGTTATTGTGAGTTATTAACAACGTTATTAACAAGCAAAAATGAGTGAAAAAAGGCATATACAATATATATAGTATACATATGGTATGCCTATGGTATACATATTGATTTATGGAGAGTTAAGATGGAAAAGAAGGAGTTAAAAAGATGAAAGAAACTTATTGGTAACTGTGAGGATTGTAACATCTAGCACATATATATAGGTAATCAATAAGTTTTAATTCTTGCACTTGTTTGCATAAGAAATCTTACGGTTAAAAATTATTTTTGAATAGCCACTGGGAGGCTCACATCCTAACTTGTTGCTTTCGCAATATGTTAGGGCATCACTTCGGTTTTGCGAAAAAAAAACAAAAAAAATTGTTTACAATATGCATAGTTATGTTATAATCAAATCAGAAGTAAAACAAAGGGATGTGAATATGGTAAAGAGTATAAACAAATCAAAATTTAATGTATCGGCAAAAGGACTGAAAATCTTTATGCCGATTTTTTGTTTATGCCCTAAGGTAGGGACACATCCCTATGCGAAAAGTAAGAGGTCAAGCAGATTTACCTCTTTACCTTCCCTATCTTAGGGTATTATATTGAGTGGTAAAACGCAATCCTGCCTTTAGGTTGTCCGCTTTCTAGGTATCGCCTGGACTGATGAGGCTTCAGTAAAGCCGAAAGCGGAGGACAATATGAAGAGTGGTGATATAGTAAAAATATACGAAGACCCTGTTACCAAGCAAAAATTAGAAGGCGAAGCAAAATTAAATCATTTTATCGCCAAAATAGGGTTAAATATCGAACGGTGGCAGGTAATTTTTATAGATGATAAATATAAAATGTCTGTTGGGAGGTTTATATACTTAGAATAATTTAATACTGGAGAAAAAAATGAGCCATTTATGTAGAAAATGCGGAAAGGAAATGCCTAAAGATAGAAAAGGATGGGAGCAAATTTGTCCAGACTGTATTAAAACAAAAGCCTTAAAGTCTATCAAACGTAAGGGTTGGGCTTTAAGAATGGCGAAGAAGTTATTGCCTATAATAGAAAGGAGGAATAATGACGTTCGATAATTATGAAGCTAATTGTGAACAAAGATTAGAAGATATGATATATTATCTTAGACAAGTATATCCTGGCCAGACGATAACTGGCGATAGGATAATGCATAATGCTTCGTTATGGAAGATATCAAGAAGTGCGGTTGGGACTCAAAGAGTAATTGATTGGTGCAGAAGAGAAATTGCAAAGAGGGTAAAATGAAAAAAATAAAATTTGAGTATCAGGGCAATATTTTCAAAGCCATACTTTATGATGATGGAAGAATACAGCAAGTATCAGATTATTTAGATGAGTTTGTCTTGCCAATACCAGATGAGATGGTTAAAATAATAAAAGAAAAATTTGGAAGGAGTGAATATGAAAAACCCAATGTATCTTGATATGACGTTGATAGAGTTGGCAAGGATATATCTTATAAAATTTAAACGTATAGACAGCCCTACCGTCGGCCAAGTATTGCACATAGCAAAAAAAATAAGAGATTTTGCAGAGCATAAAAGCAAGAATAAGGCAGAGCCATCAATAGAATTTAAAACAGGGATTACAATATATAATGAGAATATCATCCTTCCAAGACATAGAAAAATGAGGGAGAAGGCCTTCGTATAAAAAATATTTTTTTTCATATGCATAGTCGTAATATAATATATTTAGGATGGAGGTGAAAATGGTTGAAACAAGAAAGGAGAGCTTGATTTCACAGATATATGATAAGTATAATTTAGGTAAGAAGTCCAAGAAGCAGAAAGAAAAGCAGTTAATAGCCGATAAAACAAATCTTACGATAAAGGAGGATAAGATGGCAAGGAAAGGAAAGCTTTTGGTAGATGAAGCTATATTGAAATTTAAAGCAGATGATAAAGTAAAAATTCCAGTAGGCAAAAAAGGTAATTTCAAAACAGGCATTTTTGTGTCTTATGATAAAAATGGACGACACGGAAAACTTAAGCTAGATTCTACCGGCAAGATTATAAGAAGAAAGTCAGAACTATTCGTCACCGCAGAAGAAGTTAAATCTGAGGCTCAAGGCGGCGAAGAATAATATAAAACATTAAATCCATCATCGTTGACTATATGAATTGAGCCTTGATTGCCTGACAAAGCAAATTCAACTATATAGAAAGTATTCGGCAGATGAAAAATGCACAGTTAAATAAAAAGTATCATTTGGCCATAAAAGAAATAGTCAAGGTAAGAAATCAGCGTAGGCTAATTTATGGTGATGGTTTTGAAGAAATAGGTATAGTTGGCAATGGCTGGCATATAGTCAACAAAGTGGGAAGATTAAGATTTATGTTAGAGAATGGTATGAATAGTTACGAAAGCCTTAAAGATACTTTAATAGATATAATCAATTATAGCTTATTTTGCCTAGCAATGGTTAAGGAAAAGGAAGAATGAATAAATCAATAGCTATATATACCACAATGCCATTAACTAATGAAAGTATCTGTGTCCACGGAATAACTATGTTTATGTTTCCATTAATCAAAAAACTCAAAAAGGACGGATATAAGATATATTATTTAGGAAATGTTATAGAAAATAAAGAGAAAAATATCTTCTGTGAATTAATGGAATTAAAACCTTATATTCTAGACGTTACGGATGATGTAGAGGTCACTGAAGATTATACGGTATTAAAAGATTGCGATGCTTTATTAGTATATAATCGGCCGCAATCAGTCCCATTAGAATATACTGGGCAGAATGCATATATCCGCCAAGCTTTGAATTATAATAAAAAAGTATTATTTTGGATGGGTGATATGTGGCTTCTCCCTGAAGATATTCAAAAAGAAACAATATTGTTAAGGCCATTCAGCTCAGACAAATTTGATAATCTATTTAAAAAAGCATATCATTTTGAATATTTTACTCATAAGCTATACGATTATGAATTTGAGAAAAGAGATAAGATAATAGATTATGTATATATTGGAAATTTCTATAATAGATTTGATATATTGAAAAAGAAGTTTGAAAACCTTTCAGGCAATATTGTTGTTGCAGGCTCTTGGCTTAGAGATGAAGCTAGGTGGGATAAATCATTGCAATTGAAAAATGTCCTATATATTAGAGAGACTCCTCATTCTATGTCATTGCCATTATTAGCCATTTCGAAACAAACATTTTATGTAATCCCAGAATACTATCAAGATGTTGGAATGAAAACTTCAAGGATATATGAAGCTAAGATGGCTGGCTGTGATATCGATGTCGACATACAGCATTTGAATACATTAGATAAAGCTTATAATCAACTTATAGGGATTATATATGAATGAAGAAAAGCTTGATATACTTAGCTTGGAAATAAGAAGTTGTGAAAAATGTAAAAAAGAGAATATTATAAACTTGCCTCAACCTGGATTTTTTAATTCTAAAACGATATTATTGATATTCCAGAATCCTTCATATCCAAGAGTTGATAAATGGCAAGATGATGCTATGCAGAATAGATTGTTGACTCCAGATAGGTTAAGGGACATATACATCTCTACATTAAAAGAATCAGCCTTAGGCAATTTTATACATTCGCTTCATCTTAACTTTGAGGACATATCAATTACAAATATAATAAAATGTCCAACTAAAGATAATGAAATCCCACATAAAGAATGCTTATTCAATTGCTACAACTATCTTATAAGGCAAATAGACATTCTTGAGCCTAAGTTGATTATACTGAATGGGATGTTGACAATAAAGAATCTTTCTCATTTGGAAAAAAGATATAAAGTTTTAAAATTTGAACATTATGCATCATTGATGAGAAAAGGGATATTGAAAGAAAAGATGGAAGAATATAGGATTAAAATAATCGAAAGATTGGAAGGAAAGCAGAATGAAAAAGCGGATATGCAAAAATCATTTGCTTAAGATTTCATCAAAAAATAAGCTTGAAGATTTTGTAAAACACCAAATAGCCTTTTGCAAGAAATTTCACGATATTCCTTTGTCAGATGAATATAATAAAGAAAAATGGACATTAGAATATTTAAGGTGTATGTCTCAAGAAATTGCTGAACTAATTGATATGTTTCATTGGAAATTCTGGAAAAATTATAAAACGCACAGGTGGGATATTGAAGAGATTAAATTCGAAATTGCTGATTTATTATGTTTTTTAATAGATATATCGATTGTATGGGATATGGATGCTGATGAAATATACCAATATGCAATGTCAAAAATGAAATTAAATGATAAAAGGCAGATAGACAAAAGATTTGATTATATATAGGAGATATTGTGAAAAATATAAATTCAGTAAATTTTGAATGGGCATATAGAAATATTATAAGATTTTTAAATAATGAAGGGCAAATAGCATCTCCAAGAAATATGTTGATAAAAGAAATATCACCATTCTCATTTTCTATAGAAGCACCTTTATCGAGATTGATAACTTGGAATAAAAGAAATCTTAATATATTCTGTGCATTTGGAGAACTACTATGGATTATGTCAGGCTCAGAGAATCTTAATATGATAGTTCCATTTAATAAAGGATGGGAAAGATTTTCTGATGATGGTCATATATTAAACGGAGCATATGGAAAAAGATTAATCAACAAAGATGGGAATCAAATAAATCAGATAATTGAGATATTGAAGGCCGATAAGGATTCTAGACAGGCAATTATGCATGTACATAATCAAGCGGATTTATTCATTAAGTCAAAAGACATCCCGTGCACAAGCTCATTGCAATTTTTTATAAGAGAGGGTAGACTAAATTGTATAACATATATGCGTTCAAATGACATAATATTGGGGACTGCATATGATGTTTTCGTCTTTACAATGATACAAGAATATATAGCAAAAAAACTTGATGTAAAATTAGGTGAATATACCCATATTGCTGGCTCTATGCACATCTATTCTACACATTTCGACTATTTCAATTTTGCAGATGAGCATATCCTAATGGCTGATATCATCACAATGCCTATAATGAATATAGAAGAATTTGATATGCTGTTGGAATATTATATTGCGATTGCAAATGATTGTCAATTTGGCATATCATTCAAAAAGTATGTTGGTCATATAGATGATTTCAAAACATCATATTGCAAAGATATCTACATTATGATACTCATAAAAATGTTAAACTATAATAAGATGATATCTGATACGAAAGAGTTGATTAATAAAATTGAATTTAAACCATATATCAAATTTATAGAAAGATTTATTAAATGATAAGATTAAGCAAGGAAGACTATAACCAAGTGATTACTGACGAAGAATTGGAATTTTTAGCAAATGCTTATTTAAAGTTAAAAAGTAATGCTCAATTCAAAAAGTTCAGCAAAGATTTCCAAAATTTTATAGTTGAATATTTAGATGAAGAATTACTTGATGCAAATGATATTTTGCATCCAGAAGACAGAAAGGAAAAGGCAAATGGAAAATAAAGCTATAATTAAAAAGGATAATATATTCCATCTTATGGCTGTGAAATACCATCTTAACGAAGAGGATTTTAAGAATACCATTAAGGCGACATTGATGCCGGTAGATAAGAATGGCAGATTTCCATCAGATGAGGATATAATGGCATTCTTGATTGTTGCTCACCAATATAACCTTAATCCATTTACCGGGGAGATATCAGCCTTTGCAAATAGGAAAGGTGGGATAACTCCGGTCGTTGGTATTGATGGACATTCTGCAATATTAAATAGCCAAGAGAATTTTGATGGTATGGATATAATATTTTCTGAAGAAGAAGTGACTCTTGAGGGGGCAAAACAATGCCCAAAATGGTGTGAAATAAAAATATATAAAAAGAATACCAGTAAACCGACAGTAGTAAGAGAATATTTGGATGAAGTGTATGTTGCACCAAGAAGTGGTTATCCTGGACCTTGGCAAACGCATACAAAAAGGATGCTAAGGCATAAAGCAATAATCCAAGCATCGAGAATAACATTCGGCATCACCGGCATTTATGATGAAGATGAAGCGCAAAGAATCAAGGATAGTCAAATTGTAGAGACGACTTTAATTACCGCAAAGCCTGAAGTAGAAATTCCAAAAGCAATTGTTGAGAAGGATGATATTCCATTAAGGCAAGAGCCACCAAAAGAGGTTGAAAAGACAAATGCATATAAGCAGCTAATTGACAACTTTGCTAAGGCTAAAAATAAGATAGGAGAAAAATTATACTATAAGATTTTAGGTGGTAATGGTTATACACACTCAAATGAGATAAGGAAGATTGAAGAAGGAATACGGATATTGGATGAAATGAAAAAAGCATATGAAGAACAAGGAAAATAAAATACATAGTTTTCAATTCATAGAAGAAACTCATCAATATATTCTTGATGGTATAATAATACCTTCAGTCACTCAAATACTAGGGGCCGAAGGCTTTTATAGTGGTTTGGATAAAATCAATCAAACCATTTTAGAACGTGCAAGAAAATATGGTTTAGCATTACATAAAGCTTGCGAATTGAATGATAATAAAATGTTAGATATAAACTCATTATCAAAACCATTAGTAAAACCATTAGAAAATTGGAATAAGTTTATTAATGATTTCAAAGTAAAGTTTATATTGATTGAAGAGCCATCTTATTCTCCAACATATAAGTTTGGTTTTACGCCTGATAGGATAGGTTATATAGATGGTAAGCTTACGATAATTGATATCAAATCTACCGCTGAGGTAGGACTTGTAAATGGCATACAGCTTGGGGGTTATCAATTAGGCTTTGAAGATATGAGCAAGTTAAGAGTCAAGCAAAGATGGGTAGTAAAATTGACAGAAGAGAAATATGAAATCATCAAGTTTGAGAATCACGTTATTGATAAATTAGTTTTCGGTGGTGCATTAACTTGCCATAAATGGAAAAAGGAGAATCTATAATGGATATACAACCCACTAAAACAGCAGAAGAATTAGCAAAAGAAGTAGAAATAATAGTTAAGGATTCGCAGTTTATTGTAGTGCAAAATCAACACGATTATGATGAAGTAAATATAGTATTGAAGAATATTAAAGTAAAGTTCAAAGCACTAGAAGAAGAACGCAAAAAAGCTACTATTCCTCTCGATGACGCCAAAAAAGTAATAATGGACTGGTTTAGGAAGCCGCTTGAAAGACTACAACTAGCAGAGAAAACAATTAAAGATGCAATTCTAGTGTTCTATCGTAAAGAAGAAGAAAAGAGGCAAGCAGAAGAAAAACGTATACGTGAATTACAGGAAAAGGAAACTGAGAGATTGCGTAGGCGTGCCGAGAAGGCAGAAGAAAAAGGCCAAGTAGAGAAAGCAGAAGAATTGAAAGAACAAGCAATAGTAAAAGAAGGTATTACCCCGATAGTTGAAAGGACATTTGAAAAAGCTAAAGGAGTGAGCACAAAAACAGTTTGGCATTATCGTATAATTGATATAAATAAGGTTCCTCGAGAATATCTTGTTCCAAACGATAAAATGCTAAATGATGTAGCGAGCGCAACAAAAGGGATGCTTCAAGTAGGCGGTGTCGAATTTTATAGTGAACAAATACTTGCAGTTAGGAGTTAAGATGAAAAGACCGTATCGCGGAAGAATGATTCCAATCAAAAAGGGTGGGGTAAATATCCAGTTATGTTCTCAAGAAAAAACTTTACTGAAATCAGCAATAGAATTAATGATTACTAATCTTGAACTTTCACTCGAATCAAAGAAAAATAGTATCTTCAAGCGCGACTTAACTTACTACAAAAAAATCTATACTAAGCTTACCAAGAAAAAAATCTGCCCAAGTTGCGGTGAATGGATATGAAAGAACTAAAAGACACAGAATTAGAAGCTAGTATTCGTAGAAGAAATTACTTAGAAGAAACAAACATCAATATGAAAGGAGTCAAGAATGCCAGAAGAAAAAGAGATGATGATAAAAACACTAACAGATGAAGAAATTCAAACGTTGCAGGTTGATGCCGCCCTTCGACTTTTAGGTGGATATTCAAACCAATTGGTATTGGTAAATCAACGTTTAGTTAATGCGATGAAGGATGTCCTAATTGCAAAATGTAGATTGCAAGAATTACAATCTACAAAAGAGACGCTTATTGAAATGATACGTGCCGTAAAAGCAATTGCACAGCATTCATAAATGAAGATAGAAAACTTATATTTAAGATTCATTAAAAAAAAACTTTTCTTCCAAACAGGATTTGTAAACATAAAGATTGCAAAACAATATTGAATGTTTATAATCCTTCAAAATATTGTAATATCCATCAAAGAAAGAAATGGTTGTTAAGAATTACCCATTTTCTTACCAAAAATCATAAAAATAATATCAGTAAATCAATGAAAAAATATTGGAAGGCTAAAAAGAATGCTTGATTATATCCAATTTTATACTAGCATTTGGTCAGATAAAAAATTTAAAAATCTAAAAAACTCTGATTCAAGAATATTGTTCATATACTTATTCACCAATAAGAATATAACTCTTACTGGCATATATGAAATTGATGTTGAAGAATGCATACTTAAAAGCAGACTTGACAATAAAGAATTTAAGAGTGCTTTTGACGATATTATAGCCAACGGTTTAATAAAATTTGATGCGAGAGATGGTTTAATATGGATAGTGAATAGATTCAAATTAATATTGCCGAAGTCTGCCAAAGTTATTGTAGGTGCGATAGAGGAGCTGAATAGATTAGACCACCATTTCAAAAAGGAGTTCATCGAAAAGTATAATGATATACTTCACCCATTTATATTCAGACTAGGAAATTATAAATTGACTGAGAATCAAGTCTATGGTGAAGAGTTCATTTTGAATGCAGCAAAAATATATAATTCTAGAGATTCATTAAGAAGATTCGTCATCAATAAAGGATTCGATGCCGAAAGATTAGATTCCATAATAGATAAAGTTTTACCTAACCTAAAATAGGAGATGATATAATGAGTGTATTTGGATATGATACATTGGAAGAATTGATATTAGGCTATTGTGACGAAAGGCTATATACAAAGGAACAAATAATCAAAGCATTATTAAAAGTAACTTGTTGGATAAACCATAGGATTGATGATGGGCCGACAATAATCAAAATATAATTATTCAGGAGGTCTTAAATGAAACTCACAATCCTAAACTATGGGATAAAACTTTTGGAGGGGAGATGATAGACAGAGAAAAGATAGTAGATATATTAAGGGATGAAGCATTAAAAAAAGCCGACGCCATCCTCGCCGAGTTAAACAAGCCCGAAAAGAAAGAGAAGATAGAGGAATTGACTATTTGGGGTGAGCCAGAAATAATGACTCATAAAATAATAGAAAAGATTAACCAACTCATCCAACGAATGAATGAGGCAGGGATATGAAACCAGCCCCCCAATAATGAGGAGATAAAATGAGAGAAATCAAGTTTAGGGTGTGGGATAAATTGCAAAAAGAATGGCTAGCCTTATCTTCGTTAGAAGGTATTTTTGCTTATTACGAGTGTGATGGAGATGAAAGATATGCTCTTATGCAGTATACGGGTCTCAAGGATAAGAATGGTAAAGAAATTTATGAAGGAGATATAGTTAGAAAATTATACCCATTTAAATCCAAAGAAGAATATGCTAAAAACCCTTACATATATAAATTAGTAAAATGGTATAAAAACCAATGTAGTTTTTCTATCGGCAAGGATAATTGGGAAGTCATCGGCAACATCTACGAAAATCTTGACCTATTAAAGGAGATAAAATGGCCCACTTTAGAGAAGATGGAGGCTCTATGAAAACCATAGAAGGTGTATTGGAGGAGTTGCACGATAAAATTTTAAATCTCCCAATTTTGATGCGAGATTATCAAGGGATGGAATATGGGAAATTAGTTGATGAATATATCGCCCAAGCTACCCAAGAAATCAAAGAGTTAATCTTGGCGAAGATACCAAAGAAGAAATATCTTACCCTTGCTGACATCCGCAAGGAAATGGAGGAGATATGAAAATTGAGATTAGGCGTTGGGATACCAAAAAAATAATCGTTTGTGGAGAATATGAAAGTGTCAAAGGGTGCTTAGAAGAGAATAAAGATAAGAGTTTTTACAGAGCCGACCTACGCTATGCCGACCTACGCTATGCCAACCTAAGCTCTGCCGACCTAATCTCTGCCAACCTACGCTATGCCGACCTACGCTATGCCAACCTAAGCTTTGCCAACCTACGCTATGCCGACCTACGCTCTGCCAACCTAAGCTCTGCCGACCTACGCTATGCCGACCTACGCTATGCCAACCTAAAAGAACCCATTATATTTACAGACATCTATTATCTTTTAATGTTTCAAGATAAAATTACGATGAGGGCGTGGAAATACCTTAACAATGGAAAATCGCCTTACCAACATAAAGAATATGAAGTAGGCAAAGAATATACCTTTAAAGATTTGGATAAAAATAAATTAGAATTATGCGGAAAGGGTGGTAATGTAGCGACACTTAATTGGTGTTTAAAAGACAACTCGATAACAAATGAGTTTATAGAGGTTGAATTCAACACGAAAGACCTGATTGTGCCTTATTACTCTGACGGCAAATTCAGGGTTTCAAAATTCAAAGTTTTGAGGAAGATAAACAGAAAAGAAGCGATAGAGTTAATAAAGAAGTCAATGTCAAAATAAATGTATAAACTCCTGCTGATAGGGACACGACAGAAAGGATAAATATGGAGATAGTCAGATTTTTATGGAAAGAATTGAAATGGATAATCCTTCTCTATGTTGGGTGTATGGTAATAGTTTTTACCATTGCAATAGTGTTTTTTGAGAAAATCTGGAAGGATATGAATAGTTAACAGAAAGGACGATATGGAAAATAAAGACAAAAAACCCATCGTGCAGTTAGTCATTACCTTTAATCCGAATAACGGAAAAATCAGCGTTTCTCAAATAGGAGGACCTGCCTATGGCCTGAAGGAATTGGCGGCAGCGAAGGCGAAGGAAAGGATAGAGTGATTTATTTCTTCGGTTTCTTCTTACCAATGCTTTCTATTATGTCAGCATTCTTCTTTGACGAAGATACAAGACTATCTACTAGCATCGTAAAAACAATTTTCTGGACAATTTTAATTAGTGGGATAATATGGATAACCACGATTGGTCTAGTCATTTTTTAGACAAAAGATGTAAAGTATGCAGCCTTAAATGGAAAGATTACTTAAGAACAAGAAAGGGGTGCGAAATGGACAAGAACAAAGATAAAATTCTGGTAGACAAGGCGTTACTCTGGGCTATTGTTACTACATTTATTTTAGTAGCCTTACTATGTTTTTGGACAAATATAATGGAACGCAAAGCAGGTGTGACTAAATTACAGGATGAAATAGCTTTACTTAATCAAGAAAGGGAGGAGATAGAAGTTATAAGAAGCCAGATTATGCAATTGGAACCATTGCTTTCTTATAATATCGATACAGTTTTACTCCACGAAAAAGAAAAAGAACAGATAGGGGAATTACAAAAAAGTCTGAAGCAATTAGAGAAATCTTTCAACGAACACCAGCGGGAAGAACAGTATTATAGAATCGAACCGATAACTCTATGAGCATACTTTTTTTAATTCTTAAGGCACGCGGGTATTGCAATACGAATTTCGATGCCCTGATATTTCTGGCAACAGCCTACCTCGACTTCATTATTCTTATACGTATTGTCCGATGGTGGCAGAAAGACGAAAAAGGAGAGAAATGATACAAGCCCTGAGAGATGAAGTAATAGTAAAGCCGTTCTACAGAGAACATACCGGACTGATTGAAATACCTAAGAC